TCCCAAGTACAAAAATACGAAAATATTTAAAAAACTACTTGATTTCACTCTTTCTTGTGCTATAATAGCCAAAACGTAACAAGAGGGTCAAGCCAAAGACCCTCCCCAAACAAAGGAGAAAAAATATGGCATTGGATATGGCGAAAATGAGAGCAAAGATGGATAAACTCCAAAACAAGGGCAATGGGGGTGGGGGCAACCGTTCCCAATTCTGGCGTCCTGAAGAAGGAGATCAAACAATCCGTATTTTGCCAACCGCTGATGGAGATCCCTTTAAAACATTCTTTTTCCACTATAATCTTGGAAAGAATGCGGGCTTCCTTTCACCAAAGCGTAACTTTGGCGAGGATGATCCATTGAACGACTTTGTTTCTTCTCTCTTCCAAGAGGGCACACCTGAGAGCACAGATCTTGCCAAGAAGCTAATGGCAAAGCAACGGTTCTTCAGCCCTGTCCTCGTCCGAGGCGAAGAAGACAAAGGACCACGAATTTGGGGTTATGGCAAGCAGGTTTATGAGCAGCTTCTAAACCTTGTCCTTAATCCCGAATACGGAGACATTACCGATGTAAACTCTGGTACTGATCTCCACCTTAACTATGGCAGGCCCCCTGGAGCGTCTTTCCCCAAGACGCAACTTACCCCTGCACGTAAGGAATCATCTTTATGTGCGGAAATGGGTGAGCAGCAATGCTCAGAAATGCTCGATAACATCCCAGACTTTGAAAGTCTATTCGAGCGCAAGTCACCCCAAGACGTTCAACGTATGCTAGACGAATATCTCGCTTCTGGTAACGCAGAAGAGCTTAGTTCCGAAACTGAATACGGAACAAAGGGAAGCTCCTCCGTTGAGAACGCCTTCAAAGAACTTATGGGATGAAAAAGGGGGGGCAACCCCCCTTCTTTTTTTTAGGAGGATAAATGGCAAAAAAAGCAAAAACAGGTAAAATTTCTTTTACCGATATGAGAAGCCTTATCAACAAGAAGCACGGGCAGAATATTGCCTATGACTTGACCCAAGAAAATCCAACTGAAGTGACAGGCTGGATTCCAACTGGCTCTCGATGGCTAGATGCAATTATTTGCCGAGGCAAGTATGCTGGTATTCCCATTGGCAAGATGACAGAGATCGCCGGACTAGAATCAACCGGCAAATCTTTCCTAGCAGCGCAGATTGCTGCCAATGCACAAAAGCAAGGGATTAATGTTGTATATTTTGATTCAGAGTCAGCAATTGACCCAGGCTTTTTGGAAAACGCTGGTTGCGACCTTGAGTCTCTAATCTACATCCAGGCAGAATCAGTAGAGTTTGTTCTTGAGACAATTGAAGAGTTTATTGGATCAGTTGGAGAGAACTTGCTTTTTATCTGGGATTCTATCGCTCTCACACCCTGCAATTCAGACATTGAGGGCGATTTCAATCCGCAAAGCTCAATGGCGGTTAAAGCACGAGTATTGTCAAAGGGACTCCAGAAGTTGACTCTCCCATTGGCAAATGCTAATTCAACATTGCTCGCTCTAAACCAGTTGAAGACTAACATCACCAGAAGTGTCTCAGAGGCTATGACAGAGCCCCTAGTAACTCCTGGAGGCAAGTCTCTAGCATATGCTTATTCGTTGCGTATCTGGTTGACATCGAGGAAAGCAAAAAATTCATTTGTTGTCGATGATAGGGGCTACCGCATTGGTTCGGAGGTTAAAACTACTCTAAAGAAGTCTCGATTCGGATCACAGGGTAGAACTTGTACTTTCCGAATTCTTTGGGGAGACTCCGAGAACATTGGTGTTATGGATGAGGAAAGCTGGTTTGATGCAGTCAAGACTTCAGACCGAATGGTCCAGCGAGGAGCTTGGTACACTCTCATCCATCAGGATGGAACCGAAACAAAATTCCAACCCTCTAAGTGGCTCGAAATGTTACAAGATGAAAAATTTAAAAATAGTGTCTTGCAATTGATCGACGAAGAGGTTATAATGAAGTTCGATGAAAGGTTAGGAAACGCAGAGGACTTCTACGAGGAAGATGATGAATCGGGACCAGAGAGCAATCAACCTAGCTATTAAAGTAGCAAAAACCTCTAATCACAAAAAAGCGAAGCACGGAGCCGTCCTCACAAGGGGCGGCTCCGTTATTAATCTAGCCACAAACAGTTACAATTACTGTTCCTTCGCTTCTCGCTTTAAGCAAGAAGAATGGCAAACCTGCTTGGAACACGCAGAGATTTCCTGCATCAAGGGACTAGATAGATCAGTCACCAAGGGAGCAACAATCTATGTTGCGAGGGTAAATAAAAATGGCAAATCAGATCTAAGTAAACCTTGCCCTTTGTGCCAAGATGTGTTAAAATTCGTTGGTGTTAAGAAAGCAGTGTACACAGTCAACGAAGACGAAATAGAGAGTATGAAGCTATGAACATTTTTGCTATCGAATCCGACGAACAGGGCAACATCGATTGGAAAAAGTCTGCTACATCGCAGGACAACTATCGTGTTGTAAAGATGATCTTGGAGAGTTGCCAAATGCTATGCACAACGCTCAATCATCAACACGGATATCAAATTACGCCTTACAAGAATGCTCACCTCAATCACCCATCAACCAAGTGGGTGCGTGAGTCTTCTGCTAACTTCGAGAGCCTAGTAGAACATACTGTCGCTATGCTTGAGGAGTATACAAAAAGATTTGGAAAGATCCACAAGTGTGCCGCTGTCTTGGATAAGTGCATCGAAATCTATGATGCCTCACTGTTCCCCAACAGCGAACCAACAAAGCTCCCCCTCGCTATGCCAGAAGAATATAAGAGCGATAATATTGTGGAGTCTTACAGAAAGTATTATGCCTCGAAGGAAAAGATGCGCTATCCCAAAGACTGCATTCCTTCTTGGTTCATCAAGTATCGTGGCGATCTAGAATTTCAGGTGGTATAATGGACAGAGTACTAATCATTGATGCGATGAATATGTTTTTTCGCAGCTACATTACTAACCCTTCTGTCTCTCTAAACGGTAATCCAATCGGAGGACTAAAGGGATTTCTTCAATCACTTCAGAAAAGTGTGAAAGATGTCAACCCAAGTGAGGTTGTTATCTGCTGGGATGGTGGAGGAGGATCTAAAAAAAGAAAAGCCATTGCCAAAGACTACAAAGAAGGTCGCAGCCCAATTCGATTGAATCGATCTATTCGGCAAATGACCCGAGAGCAGGAGATCGAGAACAAGAACTGGCAGATGACTAGGTTGTTCTCTTATCTGAACGAGCTTCCAATCATCCAGCTTATATTCGATGATATCGAGGCAGACGATGTTATCTCATATGTCGCCCAGCACCCTGCTTATGCAGAGTGGCAGAAGGTGATCGTATCCAGCGATAAAGATTTTTTTCAACTCCTCGACGATAAAACGGTTCTTATTCGACCGATTCAGAAGAAGATTATGAATAAGAATAACATCTTGGAGGAGTACAACATCCATCCAAACAATTTTGCCCTTGCTCGTGCCATTGTGGGAGACAAGACGGACAACCTCCCAGGGGTGCCGGGAGTTGGACTTCCTACTGTCGCTAAAAGATTTCCCTTTCTAAAAGAGGAAAAATCGTATACACTAAGCGACATTGTGAATCATTGCGAGGACAATGAAGAAAAAAACATAAAAGCATACAAAAACATCCTTGACAAGAAGGGGGCAGTTGATCTAAACTACACACTAATGCAGCTTTATGCTCCATTTATTTCAGCCCAGAGTAAAAGGAAGATTGACTTCACCATTTCTAATTTTGAGTATGACTACGATGTGGAAGCCTTCAAGGAAATGATGAAACAAGATGGATTTGGCCAATCCCCATTCGGAAAGCTTTTTGAGACGTGTAACAAAATTGTAAAGGAAAACAAATGATTGACAACAGGCAAGAAGATTTTAGCAAATATGGAAAAAAGTTCCAGGAAAGCCTTGTCCGCTTAGTGTTGGAAGACAGAGTATTCGCGGACCAAATGCTAGAAGTTCTAGACATCAACTTCCTCGAACTTAAATATCTTCAAGTCTTTGTCGAGAAGATCTTCGAGTACAGGCACAAGTATACTTCTCATCCCTCTCACGACACGATGACAATCATTTTGCGGTCTGAATTGGATGGAGTATCAGACCTGTTGAAAAATCAGGTGCGAGAGTACTATGCAAAGATTCTTGCTGGCGCTGCTGACACTGACGGTCTAGAGCACGTCAAGGAAGTCGCTTTGGACTTCTGTAAGAAACAGAAATTGAAAGAGGCGATGCTTGAATGCGTCGGGCTTATGCAGCGGTCATCCTATGACGAAATCTCATCCAAGATCAACAACGCTCTCAATCTGGGGACAGACAATGATCTCGGATATGACTATATGGTTGATTTTGAAAAAAGATTTGAACTGATCGCTCGCGCCCCTGTTACAACTGGCTGGAAATATATTGACGGTATCACAGGCGGCGGTCTAGGCAAAGGAGAGCTTGGTGTATGTGTTGCACCTACAGGCGGCGGAAAGTCAATGGTCCTCACTCACCTTGGGGCCGAGGCTCTTAAAGCCGGGAAGACAGTGATCCACTACACCTTCGAGTTGATGGACTCAGTTATTTGCCGCCGATACGATAGTTGCTTGACAGAGATCGAACTATCATCTATCATTGTCAACAAAGAAAAGGTCCGCAAAATTGTGGAAGAGGTGCCAGGCAGACTCATTGTGAAGCAATACCCAACCAAGTCTGCCTCAACCGTCACTTTGAAGGCTCATTTGGAGAAGTTAAAGCGCCGAGGAATCGACCCAGATATGATTATTGTCGATTATGCTGATCTTTTGAAACCAGTTAATCGAGAAAGGGAGAAAAGAAACGAGTTGGAGTCTATTTACGAAGAGCTAAGAGCAATTGCAATGGAGATGGAATGCCCGATCTGGACCGCTTCTCAGACAAATCGATCAGGACTCAATGCAGAAATCATCACAATGGAGTCCATCAGTGAAGCGTTCAACAAGTGTTTCGTGGCAGACTTTATCTTCTCAGTCTCTCGTACCCCCGAAGACAAAATTTCTAACGAGGGTCGAATCTTTATCGCCAAAAACAGGAATGGCCAGGATGGAATGGTATATCCCATCTTTATGGACACCTCCAATGTAAAGATCAAGGTCTTTGCTGAAACAGTGGGCGAGGAAAAGAGAGATGTTGCCAAGTCTCAACAAGAATCACTACAGGAGAGATACAAAGCTTTTGTAAAAAATAAAAGAAATGGAGTTAACAATGTACGATGAACAAAAAGTAAGAGAGGAAACTTTAAAGTATTTTGATGGCGACGAGTTGGCGACTAATGTCTTTATCACCAAGTATTGCCTTAAAGACAGCGAATCGCGCTTTATGGAGTTGAGCCCCGATGATATGCATCGCAGGCTTTCATCAGAGTTCGCCAGGATCGAAGAGAAATTTAAGACAGACCGAAGTCTGTCCGAGGACGAAATTTATTCTTTTCTAAAGGATTTCAAATACATCGTCCCACAAGGATCGCCAATGATGGGCATCGGTAACGATTACGTTAACGTATCGCTATCCAATTGCGTTGTCGTAGAGT